CCTTCATCGGTCGTCACGAACGTGTCAGGGTCATAGCCCTGATCCTTGCTCAGGACCTTTGCCTTTGCGAGCATCATGTCAAGCAAGATGTCACGAGACGCGTTGTTCCATGCCGCCGTAACGGCTTGCGTCTGAGTGACAGCAGCAGCAATCGCGGCAAGCGCAACGCTGTCCACTTGCTTGACCATGTAGTTGATGATCTTTTGCATGGCCACGTCCACAGCGCGACGTCCGTAGCGCTTCACGTGCTCGTCCGTGATAGGGACGTCCTGTCCCCACTTCGTGACACCGGCGAGAGCGGCCGGACCCGGTGCCGCACTGGCACGCGGGTATTCGGCACCCGCATTGACGGCGCTCGGAACGCGAGACGTATACATGCTCTCGCTCTGCTCATAGAGCAGTGATCCGCCGGACACTTCATACCGGCCGCTCAGAAGAACGTCGGCAATGAATCGGTTCTCTGCGATCGTCCTAAGACGGCGCTGAACCGTCGCCGGAGAATTCAGGAACCGAGAGATCGTGAGATTGTCGCCCGAAATGGTCGGAGCGGCGGGGGGATAGGTGTGCGGCATTACCGGACCGCCTTCCACTGACACAGCGCCGTATCGGCAGCCGTGGTAAGAGCGATACCGATTGCCTGATCGAACGTACCGGCACCGATGGTTGCGATGGTGCCAGCAACGGCACCGACGATGACGAGATCACCGGCCGTGATCGCTCCGGCGGCAACCGATTCGTGCACCTGTCCGACACCGGAAAGGACCGTGACCGGTGCGCCGTTCGCGGCATCGTGTCCAGCGACACCGACATACTTCTTTGCACTGGCAGAGATCGCGGGAGCAACGGTCTTCACACCGGAAATGGCAAGGGTATTGCCACCCGTGATCGCTGCCGATGCCGTAAGCGTGATCTCGTGTCCAGGGCTGTGAATGGGGACGTAGTCACTCATGTCAGCGCACCCCTTCCCGAGTCGGACGGTCTTCCGGATACATCGCGAAGTACGTTTCGTCCTGTTCATAGCCTTCAGCACCGGCATAACCGGAAGCCGCAAGCGGAACCAGGTTCTTCGCGAGAGTTTCGATCTGCGTACGCGTACCGTCAGGGTCCGCATCCCACAGCTTTTCCCAGTATTCGCGCCGTCCGGGCGCGAACTTTCCATCATTGATCGCTGCCGAGATGATGGAATCGCGCTCGTTCTTGCGCATCATCTCGTAAGCGTGGTTCCCGCGCTCCGCTTGCTTCTGAAGCTCAGTCACCACGGACTGATCCAGGACGACCACACCAGCACCGGCGGCAACCGGTGCGGCCGGAGCCGGGTCCGAGTTCGGAGCCGGGTCCGTGTTGGGCTGCCGGAGTGCGGTTGCCGCCGCAATCACGTCATCATCGGAAGCGTCGGCAGCAAGCCCGAGCGCTTCACGAATCTTTGCCGGGTCCATCTCTCCCGACTCCCTTCCTGTTTCGGCTGCCTTGATAGGCGCACCGTGTACCCGCTTCGCGACTTCAGCCGGAGTAACCGGCTTTGGCGCTGCCTGAACGGGCGGCTTGTTTCCCGCCGTAGCGGGACGCGACTCGTCCCGAGATGCGTACACGATCCGGGAACCGGCGGACGCTGCCGCCGTGGTCCCTGAGTTCGCATCTTCGGGCTTGTCCACGTACTCGATTTCGACCGGGATAGCGTCCCCGAAAGTGAATTCCCCGTTTTCCAGGGTGACAGGAATCCGTGAATAAGAACCGTCAGCTTCATCGGTCACGATAAGCTGAAGCGGATCGAGTTCAAATTCCTTGATCCACACGGAGTATGGCGCTGTCTCGTAATACGTCCTACGGATGTCTTCCGTAGTGACTCCGGCCGCTACCTCTCTCGGATTCGGATTGGGCATCGTCGGTGCTCCCTTAGATGCGTGGATACTTACAGAGAATCCCCTATCGTGCATGGAGCGCGATGCCGCCATATCCACACCATAAAGGGACGCGACATCCTGAAGGCTTTCTAGCGTGCCGATTCCAGGGGGAGTTTCCCCGAGCAATGCAACCGCCGTGATAACGAACGGGTGCACGTGCCCGAGTTGGCACATGAAATCCCACGTCGCTTCCATAGACCTGTCTGGATACGCGCTAGGCAGGATGGGACCGAGCCACCCCGGCATACCCACGTAATCCCCCACGATCGTATGACCGCTGTCCGTGGTAGCCATGTTGTCAATCCATCCGACCGTGGGCTGTCCGTCTCCCACGGGCTGATTGAATCGCGTATCCGTATGGCCTAGCTTCAGGACCGGCTTACGTACAGCCGGACAATCGAGAGCCGCAATGGCATTCGAGAAATCATCATCCGTCAGCGTGACGCGTCCGGTACTGATGTCCCATTGCCCCGTCATGGCAATCTCTACATTTGGTTGTGCAGAGAGCGCGGGCAAAACCATCTCGGTAATCGTGTCAGTCATCCCACACCGCCACGACGATACCCCGGCAACGTAGCTTGCCCTGACAGAGACGGTATCCGCCGGACACGTAAGCTTCCTCAGCTTGATCCATGTCCGTGAATTGCTGCCCGTCAATCGCGCGACAGTTCTTGCACGTATTCGTATCCAGGACTTCAGACGCGAAATACTTAGCCGGTGGGGCAACGCTCAGCACAGCTTGCCGACCATGGTTCTGTGCCGCACTGAGCGCGTTGCCCAGTTGATCCCGTAGATAGGAGTCGCTCAGGGACAGCATGTGATCATCAACACCGTCCGCGACGTCAGCGCCGGAATCACCAGGTGCCCAGATGCGTAGGGCTTCCCGTCCGGCGCTTGTGGCCAGACTGGTACCCACGAGCGACGCCACAGCGGCGGCAATCTCAGTCAGCCTGTCCGTGTCGATCTCTTCCCCGGAGACGTCTACGCCTTGCTGACGCGCTTCCCGTTTCATCTCGGCTGCCGCATCTTCCGCCATGGCTTCCATAGCCTCAGCGAGCATCAAGGCGGCATCGTCGCTGTCAACGGCGAGAGCGGCAAGCGCGTCAATCTTGTCATCGTTGACGGCTGCCTGAATCTGATCGGATAGTTCCTGACGCTGAGCACGGCTGATCGTGCTCCAATTACGAACCAGGTAATCAAGCTGAGTGGACCACTGGTTATCGATCCGATCAGGGTCCACGGATGCCGCCGCTTCCACGTCCGTGAGTTCGCGCCGCTTTGCCGCTGTGGCTCTGAGCGCGCCCCTACGGCGTGAGCGCCGTCCGGCGGTAACCTGACCACCGGTCACGGGCTGTCCGGGCTCAGGCTGTCCCTGAGGGACAGGGAGACCGGTCTCAGGGTCCAGCGCGGGAGGCACACCCGGAATCGGCGGAAGCTGTGCGGGCTCCGGCTCGTCCGGCTTCTCTGGCAGCGTCCAGCGTTCCCGCACCCATGCTTCAAGCTCATCATCCGGAGTGACCGCTCCGGCACCCATGAGAGCCACGATGGATTCCGCCGTGACTTCCGGCCGCGAACCCACGTCGCCAATGACGATACGGGGTGCATTCTCCTGTTCACCCCAGTTGTAATCCACCATTTGTACGGCAAGAGCCGTGAGCGTGGAAGCCAACTCGTCAGCAATCGCGTTAAGCGATGTGAGTAGCAGATTCACGAATGTATCCCCGAGAGCCCGTGACCCGTTCGGGGATGCGTCCAGGTTCAGAACTGAGGCAAGCGCCATTTGCGCCATTTGCCCATCTAGATACCTGATGAATGCAAGCGTGTCGGGGGTGCTACCGGTAATGCCCTGAAGCTGTAGCGCGAAACCGTCCGGCAATCCGACTCCGGACTGATCCCCTACTCGGACGGCTGCCGCTAGTAGCTTTGCCTGTTCCAGTTGTTCACCCGTCGCGCCGGATGGTGCGCTGACGGTGGGCACTCCCATACCGAAACGGCGATTAGACGTAGCGAGTACGCGCCACATCTCGTGTTTCAAGAGCCATGGTCCGTATGCGCTCCGGAGCATGGACCTTCCTTGCCATGCCGAACCCTCACGCTCGTGGACGTACCAGACTAGATCTTTCGCCGGTACCGGGGTTTTCTCCCCGAATTGCAGCATGCCCGCTAGTTTGCCGTCATCCGTGGTCACGATCTCGGTAATCGTGGTAGGCATGCGCTCAGCGAGTTCGGCTAGCCGTGCCTTGCCGTCAATGATTTCGTACCGCTGAGCGAACGGCATATGGCCAAAGATCAGGTTCAGCAGAGCGACACGGAAATGCTCTTTGAAGTCCACACCCCTACGGCGTGCGGGACCCGGCTTGTTTTCTTTGCCAAGAACAGGCAACCCCAGATCATCGGCAATGAGGTTCACGACTTCTGAGCGGCAGCCTGCCGGATCAACGTACTTGGGAGCTTGCCGGAGAGGCAGCGTGTACGCATTCAGAACGGCGGTTAGCTGAGGGTCGTTCCGCATCTTGCCGTACGTGGCGACAGATTCGGGGTAGAGAAGTTCGGGAACCGTTTCGAGAACATCACTCAGTACGCGATTCCATCCGAGGTTCTCGGACATGTATCCGCTTGAAGTTCTCGGGGGGCTTCCGACTGTCGCCATTTCACCACCTTAGTTTCCCGTAATCTGTGCCGTTTGGTGGTGCCCCTGTAGCCGACTCGAAAGCATTCGCGATTTTATCGGCTGACTGTCCGTTACCCTGACTGCGAGTCGCTGACTGTTTGTCAGGTTGGGATAGCCATTCAGTTGCCACTACACGCGCAGCATACGCCACGACGTCAACGCAGTCATCATGAGCGGCATTCGGGAAAGAGACAAGTTCGTCCGTCCACTTCGTAATCTCCGGCATGGCCGTTACGGTCGGCAGCCAGACGCGCCCGTTTTCCATCCGGACCGTTGCCGGTAGGGCTCGGGTGACCTTGTCCGTATCTGCCTTCAGTTCCTTGACCATGATCTTAGCCTTGCCCGCATCATAAACGAGCGTGCTTTTAATCATGGAAGATTCGACGTAAACGACGTCGGCATTCCACTTCTCTTTAAGTGGACGGACTAGGTTCCAATGTTGGATCTCTTCAATGCGTGCACGTGCACCATCCAACATAATCAGGTCACCATCGGGACTGACAGCCCACACCCCTACGGCTGTCCAGTCTGCGGACGTCTTCTCTGTGGCTGCCAAGTCCACCGTAAGGAAGCGCCAGCAATCATCTAGGTATACGACACGTCCCCCGAGATCGACTCTGGCACCGTGCATCTGACCGTGCCTGGACGGATCGGAAGGCATGTCGGACCAATACCGGAGATATGATCGTTTGAACAGACCACCGGCGGCCGGAGTCGGGGCACCCTGGTACAGCGCTGCCCACACGTAGCTACCTACGTTGCGTTTGATACGTGGCCAGTTACGAGCACCACGCGCGGACACCATGTACTCGCCTGGACGTCTACCTAGTGGATCGTCCCATGATTCCGCTTGTGCTGGGATGTTGATTACGCGCCATTGTCCAGGCTCGTTGACCTGAAGCCATCCCGCTAGATCGTCCTCATGCCATCTGGTCTGAATGATGACGACTTTGGTAGTGGGGGACATACGCGGAATACAGACAGCTTGCCAAAAGTCCTTAATCTTCTGACGATACGTGGCACTCTGTGCCTGTTCCATATTCTTGATCGGGTCGTCAATGATAAGGACGTCAACGGCTTTACCGGTTAGCGAACCACCGATGCCCGTGCAATATATGCCGCCCTTATGGTCGCGGATATGCCAACGTCCGGCCGCTCGTGAGTCCTGCCGTAGAACGATACCGAGATCAATGGGGTTGTCTTCACCATTGAAGAGTTCAACGTCAAGTTTGATCTCAGCACCATGACGACGTGCCATCTCATCAGTATAAGAAATGATAGCAACACGTAGATTCGGATTATGTTCAAGTAGCCATTCAGGATAACGGTGAGATACGCGTACACTTTTCCCCTCCTGAGGGGGCATGCTGATAATCAGCCGGTCTATTTCATTGGATTCCGTGAGCTTAGCCAACTCGGAATCAATGAGCCTCAGCGCGGGAGTCTGTACCGTGCTCGGGTCCAGGGTGACAGCCAAGTCCCCCGGATATGTCCATCTGCGTTCAGGCTCCGGGGGTGGGGGCTCGTAATGCCGGAGCATGTGACGAGCGATACCGGCAATGGCGTCGTCAGTTATCGTCATCTTCATACGCCGGTTCATTCATCAGCCGTAGCGCACCCTCTTTGAGAGCGCGCTTGACTGTGGGGTCATTGGGGTTCATGACCACGGTGTCACCGCGCGGCATCCCCTTGAATGACTCGGTAGTGATCTCGTACTTCCGTGTCAGGTGTGGACCCTCAGAGACATCGATGATCACGGGAACAACCTTCCCCACGTTATGGGACCCACGATCCCGTCAACCTGAATCTTGCTGCGCTTCTGGAACCAGCGGACGGCGCTCTCAGTCTTTGCCCCGAAATCCCCATCCTCAGCGAGCACGGGCTTATACCCGAGTGCGTTCAGCCGATCCTGAACCTTCTTAACACCGGCTGAATTCATCCACCCCTTCCGCATGAGGGTTGTGGACTTGTACGGCCATGCCTTGCCGATGGGCTTCACGGGTGCGGCAGGCTTGTACGCCGGTTGCCCGAATCCCGTGATGACGTCCGAGCCACGTACCCGGATGGCTACAGAGTCGGACGTGTTACCTTCAATGGTGATGACCCGTCCATCACCCAGGTTCTTGACCACGAAACCGACATGGTCAATAGCACCCCTGGAATCCGTCCCGTTCCAGTCAAAGAAGATGACATCACCGGGGGCAGCGTGCTTTGTGATGTTGGCTTTCGTGCCGGAATACCATCGGTTGATTCCAGCAAAGTCGTTCGCGTGCCAGACCGTGTAAGCACGGTCACCCCGTGGGAGTACCGCCGGAGCGGACACTTTCCTAGACACGTACGTGACCCACATGTCACACCACGCGGCACGAAGGAAGTCGTTTCCATGCCGAGATGCGTAGTCGCGCGTGAACGTGTTCGGCCGTCCCTTTGTACCAACGTACTTGTTGGCTTCATTCAGAACAGATGCCGCCGTATTCGCCATTAGTCTTCATCCCCTACCTTGACCGAATACGTACCGGTCTCTTCATCGTAGGGAAGGTACTTGCTCAGAATGGCGGCTTCATCGGGCTCGGTCGGACCATACGGCACACGGTCCACCTGATCCATGTGCGCGATCTCGCTGTGGCTCGGTTCGCTCATAGATGTCAAGATACGTCGCTTCCCACGTACCCAGATAGATTGACGCACGGTCAGGGTTCGTGAGATGATTAGGGCTCCGGCAAAGCGAAACCGGCAGAGAGGCAAGGATCATGGACCAGCACACCGCACCCGAGACCGAGCACCGTTGCATGCGATGCGGCCGGATCATGACGAACAAGTACAGCATCCGGCGTGGTTACGGGCGCGGTTGTCAGGAGATCCTGAGGGAAGCCGCTCGGAAGCTGGCAGCGATCTACACACGGGCACAGATCATGAAGGCAGCCACGGCGCTTCGTGAGGGCAAGATCAGGTTCATCGGGGGCGGCCGGTACGCGATGCCTTCCAGCAACGGGCGCGACGTCTACACGGTGACCGCTTACACGTGCGACTGCCCGAGCCGGGTCCGGTGCTACCACCGGTGCGCCGTCAACGTGCGGGAAATGACTCCCCTTCATCGGCACTGAGTGCGGGCACTGATCATGACATGCGGAAGCCCCCTACCTAGCCCAGTGGTAGGGGGCTTCCAGGGTGCCGAGAACCGGCGGACTGAGACTGACCGAGCGTGGTCAGGGTCCAGGATACACCGGAGCCCCCGAGCCGGTAGGCGGCAACTCGGGGGCTCTCAGCGTGGGGACCCACCCACTGATCGGGAATGGTACCTCACCGGCACCGGGCAGGATCACATCTTGATCATCCCCTAGAACGGGCTCTACTCCGTGTCGCGGACAGCGTACGTCGCGCGCCGTCCCGAGTCACGTCCCTTGCCGCCCTGACCCACCCCGTGATCCCGAGCACCCACAGAAACCACTTCACATCTTCCCGAATAGCGTCCGCTTTATTCAGACGCATTCCGGTACCGATAGGGAAGAACCAGTGATGTCCGAACCGCACCCCGAAATACGGCTTGACCCATGAGCGCTTCGTATCGCGTGAACAGTGGCACCCTTCAATTGCGGTGCAACACTGAACCACGCGACTAATCGACATCCCCGGTAGAATCTTCATCGGTATTTCTCCCCAGTGCTGACGCTTGCATATTCGTCATGACGAGCACGTACCATTCACACGCCATTTTATCGGCGCTATTCGCGGACCACCCATGCCCGATAAGCTCAGCCCGATATCCGCGCGCTGCCTCTTCTACCGGTGCGGCAAGCTCTCTCAGTTCCACCATACCGAGAGCTAGACCGTGAATGGCGTCTTCCTTTTCACTCATGATGTCACCACCACTGTAAGCGGGTAATAGGACTCATGAAGACACGGCACCATTACATCCGGCGGCAATTGCAGAATGGAAGGTCCGGCACCGGGAAGCGGGACGAGCGCACCCGTAACGCTCCATACCTGGACGATGACATAACCATCGCTGCCGGTATCGAACTTGTGCCGGTGTGCGTGCCCGTCCCGCTTATCGTCACGGTGTGCGATGCTGATAACTCGCGTCACCCGAGCGTCTTCCTGTTCTTCTTTCGATTCCGGCGTTCCTGTCGCGCGGTCATCTTCTTTCGGCCGGTTTGCTTCAGGTAGTGCCGGACTCTGTCAATGCTTTTCATCCGTGTCCCCTTCCCCATCCTGGACCACATGCCCTTCCACTCGTACCCGGTGTGCCGACTGCCGCCATGTGGACCACATCTGAATCTTGGTCCCACCGGCAATTCCCTTTGCACGTGCACCCTTGATGAAGTCTTCCATCTCATCAAGGGTGATCCCGTTCTTCTTATCGGCAGCGTCCTTTGTGTGCCTGCCGAGAATGCCGTCTCTCATGACCTCACCATATGCCTGTCTGGATTACTGCACTGATGTCCCATGCACAGAACCGGCGCGTACGCGGGACCTAGGTTTTCCCAGAGATGGGGCTCATGACGCGCATCCACTCGACACCACACGATCGGAGTGCCGAACGGGTCCCATCCTCCTGGCACGACCGTTGACAGGATGGGGTCTTGGCTATCCACCCCGTATACGGCGCTCAGCTTGCGTATGAAGCGCTCTCGCTCATGCTCGGACAGGATGTCCCCGAGACTCATCCGGCGCGTCCTCAGGGGCGCACAGAGCCACAGCGCAGCGAGCACGAGCACCACACCGACCGTGCCCGCGAACATGTCGCCAGACCGGTAGTAGTCCCATGCCGTGAAGGCTGCCACTCCCCCGAGCCCGGCAAGCACTCGGTCAACCCACTCGTTGCCCGCACTCATAGCCGTCCCCCGGTGTCCACGTCCTGAATGTCAGGGTGCCGATACGTGTCCATCTGCGTAGTCCCTTCTTTGGTGCATGAAAGGACGTAGATCCATACTCCGAACCAGATGACGAGTTGTCCGGGCTGGATAGCGAGTTCCTTTTCACTCGGGTATCCGTGCGTCTCGGCAGTGACCGAAATGACGAGTTCCCAAACGTTCGGGCTCAGTGGGTCGGCAGTCTGGAATTCGACACGAGTAGGGAACTCGTTCTTGTTGATCGCGGTTAGAAGTCGGAGGTATTCCGAACTACTGTAGTCCTTGAATTGCAGCGTCGGAATGTTGCGGTACTCGGTAGGCGTCTCGTATTCCATGGTGGGTCCCATTCTCACAATCCCCTCACTATGATCCACATGTCTTCCCCGATGCGGATACGGACACCTTCCTTTGTGGTGTCCCGTTTCTTGATAACGCTCGTGAACTTCCACGCTTTACCGGTACTGAATCCCGCACGAATAAAGCGCATCATCAGCGTCACGGTTTGTAGGTCATCCTCAGACCACACCCGATGATGTCCGGTACCCGGCTTGTCAGCCTGCCCGGACAGCCACCCCTTGTCAGACCACGAGCCCAGTTGCCGACCGGTCGCGCCGGTTCGCTCTGTCATCTGTCTAGTTGAGTACATCAGGCAGCGTCCCCCGTGAGTCGCCGGAGTTCGGTCACCACGGCGGCAGGAACCGCGCGCCGTTGCTCGTCCGTGAGCCCTACGGCGTTCAGGACGTTTTCAATCATGGTGACGAATGTGTCTCCGACTTGTTCATACATTCTGACGATACGCTCATTGACACCGGCATCTAGTGCCATCTTGCACACGTTCGCCAGATGCTTCCGTTCCTGAGCGTACATCTTGTACCAGACTGAGAAGTCGGCACGCATTTTCCCCGTGACTTGCGTGATGATTGCCTCACCATCTTTGCTCGTGATATCGGGTTCTATTACTTCCTCAGCCATTCCCCACACGAGTTCACCGGATTCCAGCCCGGCAATGACATGGCCTAGCCATGCGACATGTCCGGCCGTCCGCTGGATTTCCTGTAGCAGCGCGTCAGCCGGTCCCACGTCCACCGGAACCCCGAGCGTCTGAACGGCGTTACGTGCGATCTCGGCTTGCGCTGCCGCTACCGAACTCGGGGCGTTGCCCGCGTGGTACTTGCACCCTCCTGTACCTAGATGGTTTGTTCCCCATCCGGCCGGACGATGGCATGCCCGAATCCTGCCTTCCGGCGTATATGCCGTCTCTTGCCGTGATGACCGCTTCCGGTGGCAGTGCGCCGTACTCGTACACCCTTCAAGGTCCGGTGCGTTGCTATCGAAAGGGTCCACCGGTTCAGGTGCCATGGAAGACTCGTTAGTCATCGAATCCGCCGTTCGTAGTGTTCCAGGTGGGGGAGTTCGCGAAGAACGTGCACCAAATCATTCGCGTATACGGCGCTCAGTGCTTCAGTCGCTCGCTCGTCATGCTCGTCCAGCTTCAGACGTCCGGCCGCGAAGTGTGCCCCGAGTTCAAACAGGACGATATCCCGTTCATCGTCCCCGATTCGCTCGTTAGCGCCTTCCAGGTATCGGGGGTACACCGGTGCCACCTTGCCCGCTAGGGGTGGCTCAGGCTCTCGTACGCGCCGCTGTGGGGCTCGTGCTGGACTCGGTATGGCGCGTCGGCAGAGATACCAGACAGCGAGAGCCGGAACCCCAACGAGTACCGAGACGGGTACAGAGACGCTGATCGTCGTCAGCAGAGCGAGAGCGGCAAGGAAGAACATCCATGCCTTGAAGTAGGACGGTGCTCCGGCACGCTTAGCCGTGTCCGTCCATACTGCGTGTGTCTTCCCTTTGCGATCCTCGAATATCATCCCGTTGGGAAGAAACGTCGGAGGTCGGTTCTTTCCGGGTGTCGTGCTCATTCTGATCCGTCCCTTTCGTTGGGGCTTCAGTTGCCGAACTCTTGTGCTGACAGTCGCACCATGAGCCGCCACGGCATTCCTGATGACGTCGCTCACGGCATTTCCCGCAGATCATGCTCGGATGATTTCCGCAAAGAACTGTTCACCGGTATCCGTCTCGATAGCGATGACCACCTTTTCATCGGTGCTGACTTCCTTCAGGATCTCAGCCGCTTCCACCTTATCGTTCTCGTCCAGCCCGAACACGAGCATTTCAGCCATGTCCGTCAGATCATGCCCCATTTTCCCATTCCTTTCGCATCATGAATCGATCCCAGTCACCAGGGGCAGTCATCCGGGTGAGTTTGCTTCCACCTGGATTCGAGAGCCCCACCTTTTCGTATGCCCAATCAGCGAACGAGGAACACACCACGTGTGCCGGTACCTCTTCATCCGTCCATTCGACCGGACCATGAGGGGACCAGAGCCGTAGCGCTTCCTTGACGTGATCCATGATCGCGTTCCAGTCATACGGAGTCGCGAAAAGGGCTTCAGCGGCAGTCGCGATAAGGTATCGCTGATCTTCCGTCTTTGGCTGATCGTTATTCGCATTCGTCAGCACCCCCGTTAGGGGAACGGAAAGGTCACGCCATCCCACACCACCGGGGCGACCTTCAATACCCCACATGATTCCTTGCTCGTCCCGATGATGAACGATGATCGCATGGTTGACTTTTGCCGGAAGTCCCGTCAGCTTTGCCCCGAGCCGGATCAGCGCTGAGACGATCCATGGACCTTCCCGCGTAACCAGAACGTCCCCGATACCGATAGGCGTATCAGCATTGAATCTAGTCATTCCCATTCACCCTTCCATCCTTGATGAACGTCTCATATTTCCGTGCCGTCCCCAGGATGTCATATGTAGATCCTGGATTACTCCGGCCGGAGTGGGTAGCCACGGCGGCAGAGAGCGCACGTGCACGGGTCCACCGGGCGAGAGCCGTGTCAAGCATGCCGCCTACGGTCCTGAGTTGGTTCTGATCCATTTCATGCCTCATGTCGGACAACCCTTTGACGGTTCGTCACGCATACTACATACTGAGAGTCATGGGAATGACTAACGAGGAATTCGCGGGACGAGTTGACGTTACGGACTCGTACGCGTCCTATCTGCGTAACGGGAAGCGTCTGCCTTCCGGGGATCTCTTGGTAAAGATCATTCTCACATTCGAGCTTGATCCCCTTCCGGCGATGAATGCCTACCAGGAAGGCGGTAACGCTTTCGGGGCGTACCTGAGAGAGCACGTGTTCAGCACCGGACGGACCGCACCACCGGGCACTAGCCCGGTAGCCGACACGGAGCCTGAACCCGAGCCCGTTGGTACTCCCTGAGCGGAGCCGTCCGAGAGCCCCACGAGTGTTCCCCGTGCTCGTGGGGCTCTCTTGTGCCTGGACTCTGATCACGGCCGGTGTTCCTCTTTCAGGCTCCGGATATTCCACCGGATGGGGAACACGTTCAGGATCTTGACTTGCGGAGCGCTGAACGTCGCTCTGAGACTCTTGGGACCTTGACCCGGTATACGCTGTAGTCCGATGTGGTGAAGCGCGTCAGGAAGGCTTTCAGCGCCGTCCACGCGGAACGTGACCGTGACGTCATACCCGGAACTCATGCTCTGCTCTCCTGACGCTTCAGAGCCCGGTAAAGCGTGGTGGAATGCATCCACTGTTTGGGGCTCACGGCCACGAGCGCTAGGACGTCTCGCACGTCGCCTTCCCCCACGGCGGCAGCTTCGTTCTTGGACGCTTCCACCACTCCAATGAGCCCGGTTGCGTTCCTGGACAGCCACTCGGCGCACATCGCGGCGTGGTTGGGGGTCATGTCCTTGATCTTGACTTCCCCACCATCGGCCGGAAACCAGATCACATCTTGGGACAGGTATTCAAACAGGTCCATCGGGATCAGTTACCCTTTCCGTCTTCATCCCCGAAAAGGATTTCCCGGAGAAATGGCGGCATGGCATTCTTGATCTCGTCCGGAATCTCACTGACGAACTTGGGCATCTCACCATCCCCGAATAGCGAGACCACGTTTCCGTTCTTGGCACCGGTGAACATGTCACAGATGAATGCTTGCGCTGCCGCCTCACTCATGGTGGAAGCCACGTCGGCAAGCGTCGGGGGATGGAACGGGAGATCGATACTGAAGATGTTCCGCTCCGGCACTTCATCTTCCGATGCGGCATCCATGAACGGATCGTGGTCCGAGAGCAGATGCCCCACGAACCGGAGAATGAACACCGGCCGTTCCTGCTCATGGTTGTTCTCGGGACAGTCGTGAATGATACGCATCCCGTGGAAGCACATCCGAGCCATGGGCTCGTCAGCATCGGCTAGCCGGTTCAGTTGCTCGTCTGTCATGCGCATTTCTTTCCCCTTTGCGCGCTAGTCCTTTGGACGTGGTAACGCTCCCTGGTACGGGATTGGGTACCCGTACCAGGGAGCGCCGTCTCATGCGTTGACCGGAACGTGTCGGCTTTCCTTGACGACAGGATGTGACGCCATGGTGGCGCGAACGGTCTTCATGCTCGTGACCGTTTCCCACTCCGGCTTCTCTGACGTCCGGACGTAGATCTCTCCGAGCTTCCAGGATGCTCGGGAATCCGCACCCTTTTCAGGTGCGTTCCATGTGATGTGAAACTGAATGCCGGGGGACATCTCGTCCGGCGTCTCCGCGTTCTCTCCGGCTTCCCGCCCGATCAGGATGCGGACGTACGGCGTCAGCGTTTCCGGCCGGAGACGGACAGGAATCCCGTCATCGAATCCCCATCCCAGCTTCTGAGCTTCACAGATCAGTTCGTGAGCAGTGCTCGGATAAGGAAGCCACTTTTCCCCGTTGGAAATCATCGCAGTTCCCGCAACGATTTTCGTCTCACCGGGGACTCCGTGTCCGTTCTTCATGTACTTGAACCCTTTCATCTTGGGGTCTTCCGTGCCTTCAAGTCCAGTCTCCCCGAGCACTGACGAGCCGTCAAGCTGAGGGAGGAACGATCTTGAAGATTTCAATTACGCATCCTGGTTCATCCATAGCCGGAGTTCCGTCCGCATGGAATCCATTTGCATATGCCTTACTGGAAACCAGGTGCACAATTCGTGCGTCATCCTTCCAGATACCCGCATCCGTAAGCGCATCGAATGTAGGTTTCACTAGATTGTCCGCATCTGGTTTCACATATGGGAACTCTCTATTCATCGCGGCTTTCGTATTTCTTGGAATCGTGAAATGTAGTTTCACGATCAGCGGTTGATCCAACACCGGCCGGACGATTGCCACCCCATCCGGCCGCGCGGCATCCCGAACGCTCCTACGCCACAGCGGGGTAAGAGCGTTCTTATCCGTCACGGCTACTCGTCCCGTGAATTCACGCGTCCCGTTCTTCCGGCTGCCCCTGTAGATCGGGAAGGCTGCCTTCCCGCCCGGAGCCTCAGGGTTGTCCCGGACGATGATCCGAGCCACGAAACCGATTCGATCACTCACCACAGCGGGGGAATCCTTTCAAGATCTTTTTCAGTCAACGTGCCTACGTGCCCCCTCCTACGGAGTGGGGGCACGGGGCACGGTTGCCTTGACCGTGCCTCAGGCACATTCGGGCACGTTCGGGCACGTTGTATTTTCTCGTCACTGCTCGTAATGATTGTGCCTTTGACATGCGCGTTTATTCGCACCATGATCACAGGCACGTTCGGGGCACGGTCATTGATCAATCTCACGATGTGAGCGCCGTCAGCGTCCAAGATCACAGGCACGTTCGGGCACGATAGGTGGTCTAGCGGGTTGATCTGGGAAAACGCTCGGGGCACATTGATTGGTCTAGCGTCCACATCGTGAGACATCTTTTTCACTCCTTTCCATCCTCGAATTCCTTCAGAAGCTTGTGGACATTTGCCCGACCGATCTTCTCTCTTGACACGTTCCCTTCCTCGATAAGAAGCTCGATTGCGTAGTCGATATTTGCGTTAGATGCCTTGATTGCATCTCTGATTTGCCGCAGTGGCATACCGTTTTCCGCACCCCTCAGGACGTCGCATACCTGACGCATTACGGCGGTAGGACGCTTGGTCACTTCCGGAAGGTCAGCAAAGCCCCCATCGAATGCGTCCCCTAGTACGTGTCTGGTTTCACCCTGAAGCCACTCGTCATCTGTCTTGAGTCCAGTTCGTTCTATGCGCATGAAGTCCACCCCGAGCCCGGTACGAGTGTGCGTCCGCTTAAGGGAAAGCAGGGTGACGACTTCAGTAGCGTTGCCCTTTTGCCGCTGTTCTTCCTCCTGAACTGTTAGCTCCCACACATGATCGATGTCCTGACTCTTAGCGGACGATCCACGTCCACCCTTTTCCGCATCCTTTCCGAAGTGGTCCAGTCGGATACCGGCGACGTTCGCGGCCTTCAGTCGCTTGTGAAGCAACCGGTAAAGGGCAAGCCACGTGTCGGAATCGTTTTCCTTGCCCTGAATGAACCGGCTTACGGTGTCCAGGATGACGACGTTCGGCCGGTACTTCTGGACCAGCTTCATGACTTGCTTCGCGCCGTCATCCGAGTCAAGCGGCTTGAACGGCGGGAAACTGAGATAGATAAGCATCCCGTTAAGCATCGCGGGATTCGCCCCGAGCGAGACCATACGCATACCGAGATCCCTACGGGAGTTCTCGGCATCTAGATACAGGATGACGAGAGGCTCACACGTGTTCTCGGTCAGGAAAGGCTTACCCTGAATCGCGTTCACACACCAGTCAGCCATGATGAGTGACTTACCGCTCTTGCCGTCCCCGATGATCGCGATTTGCTGTCCAGCTTCTAGAAGCTGTCCGGGAAGGTGGTTGGCTTTAGTGAAGTCTTCCGCGAAAAGCTCGTCCCAATCGATCGGGGCGAATCGGTCATCGTTTTCGACCCGACTTGCCGCCCCTTCCGGGGCGTTCTCTTTTGGGATCTCTCCCAGACTGAACAGTTCATCACCATCGTCACTGTGCATGGCATCGATCCCGAGTGAACGCATCGCGGCACCGGTGTCCCCATCGTGCCGGAACTTTGCCACATAAGAGAGCTTGGACATGGTGCCGGAGCCCAGAGCGTCAGACCAGATACGGAGCGGTCCGTGTCCGTTGTCCGTGTTGTACTTCGTGCACCCGAATTCGTGCGCTGTCACAGACTTGGAATGCGTCGCGTCTCCTGGACGCGTGAAGGTTGGGCACCCGCAATTGTCGTGATCGTGTGGCGTGAAACCATCCTCGGTCAGGATGGAAAACCATGACGTCTCGGCGCTCCATCGGTCGATCGGATCGTCTGGAAGATCCAAAGCGCTGAGAGCGCCGTCAGCGCGTTCGGACCGCTCGTCCGTCCGGGCATCCCGGACAAGCGCCGTGAGCCACTCAGGGGCAGCCTGGACGTCCCCCGTGAGCCGGTACGCGCCTTCCGGCCGGAAGGACGGTGGAACCAGCACGTAGCCGGACGCGTAATACGCGGCCCAAGCGTTCCGGCATCCTCCCGCCGGTTGCCGGACACCGTGACACCGGCACCACGTCAGCTTTCCCGGACGCTCGGGGAGTTCCTCACCTTCCGGGATATCGAACCAGAAATGCCCGCCGTTCTTGTGAACCCAGACAGGTTCACCATTCACACTCGCATTCATCGTGCCGGGAGACGTCACCGTGAGCGTCTCGGGTGCGCCGTCCCCTTGCCAGTCTTCCAGGAATGCGCGCTTCTCTTCCTCCGTGTCCACGTCCACGATCATGATCCGGCGTTCACCCTGACCGAGTGCTACAGCGAGGTTCGCGCCTTCCGCTAGAAGCGTCTTGATCCGGGTACGGGTGAGAAGCCGCTCATTCGTGATCGCGTGCTTGATCCCGCAATCGTGCTTGACACGATCCCAGTTCGGGGACCCGGCTTCACGCGCCTTGTCCTGAGCTTCCTTGTCTGCCGCCTTACGCTCTCGGGTGTTGAGAGTGCAGACAGCCTTTTTCCCGTTGGGTTCGATGATGACGACTGCCAAACCTTCACGGATGAGAGCGCGGGCAACCTTGCCGTTCCAGGACACGTCACCATCCGGCACGGCTCCGACGATCTGACCGAGCCAATCCATTTTACCGATCACGGCTTTGCACCCTTCACCAGGTTGACCTTTTGCCCGTTGCTTTGCCGAATGATTTCCGACTCGGTAAGCCGCCTACGGGGACACATGTTGTATTCGCTGTCCGTCTCGGATGGACAGAAGCCGGATGCCGAATGCACGGAATCAGTACAGACACATGGTTCCGGCCGATGATCGATGTGCGGTTCCATGATGAGTTCTGCCAGTCGGCATGAGATCATTTCACGGGACATGTACCGGGAATCCGTCCAGAAAGGAACCCGGAGCCCACCGAACACGAAATAGTCTCGGCTGTAGCTCCATTCGATGTTCAGTTCACGGATCACGTTGTCATCGTGTGTGATGATCGCGTCCCCGGTGAAGTCGATTGCCCGGACCATTCCCCATTCCGGAATACGGGGGAACTCTCCCGCCTTGTCTCGTCCGTCCAGGGGACCGCCGATGAAGTACTCTCGATACTTGTTCATGAGATCTCGTCCACCTGATCGCAGAGACGGCACTCGAATTCGTACACCGGGAACGGACCTTCATAAATGGATGCGCGTCCGTCATACACGCTGTAGTCCACGATCGCGCCGTCCAGTCGGCACCGGATCGGGTTCGCGGTCACTTCCATGAACGCGGGGATAGCCGGGGGTTTGACCGTGTCCGGGAGTACGTACATCATTCGTCTTCCTCCCACCTGATCGCGTCCAGTAGTTCCACCTGATCCGTTTCAGGGTGCTCGTTCTGGAAGTGGAACATCATGGTCATGAGTGCCGTGTCCGGAGAGATGACGTGGACTAGTACCACTTCCGGGCACTGCTTAACCGGGCAGATGATGAAGCCGGGAATGTTCACGTCTCCGTTCTCGTCCCACCAAACAGGCCAGATATCGTCATCACGAGTAGCCGTGTAGACGTGCGGTAGTCCCCGGTTCCGGTGCCCGCGCTCTTGCTCGCACTGCCGCCCGGTAACCACGTGGTATTCCGGGCACGGTGCGAATAGATCCATGACTAGTCCGTTGCTTTCCATTAGGCTGCCGCCCACCTTTCTCCGAGATGTGCCATGTCTGTTCTGAGCTTGGGAGTTCGCTTAGCGAGCATGCAAAGCCGCTCAGGTGGCGTCTCCATGATGCGCCGGATATCGTATGCCGCTTCAGCGTCCGTGACCAGTTCGTCATGCATCGCGAAGTAAATGGCGTCCCCAAGTCCAGCCTTGATGATGCGCACTTCCGCTTCCGCTAGGAGATCGTATGCTGATCCCTGAACGAAGTAGTTGACTCCCTTGTGAACCGCGACACTGTAAATCATGCCGCGATTGTTGCACTTATTGCACCTGTCGATATCGTGGCTCGGTTCCTTTGCATCCCAGCATGGCCACCATCCGGCCGGTACGGGGACGATACGTCCTGACAGGGTGAATATGAGCTTGTACTGATTGGCGATGTTCTGAAGCTTGCCCTTTTTACCGACGAGACGTTTCGACCCTGGAAGCGTCTTCCAGACCATGTCACGAATCTGTTCCGCTTCCTCTATATCCGCACGGAGATCAGCGGCAAGCGTCCGAATACCTTCCCCGTATAGCTGAGCGAGTAGCGTAACCTTTGCCGCCTTGTACGGGATGCCCCCGAATTCCACGAGCGCGTTATAGAATTTGTTCCCAGCTTCGTAGTACTCGACTGCCTTGATATCACCGGCGATGTTAGCCACCAAGACCGGTTCAATCTGTGACCAGTCAATTGACACCATACCTTTCATGTTCTTGCACGTGCACGGATGCGGGTCCCCATTCTCGTCTAGAACAGGGTGCTCCATATGTCTACGGGCTTCATCGTGGTTATCTGCCAGGATGATTCCCCGAGCCGGACCCGAGAACTGATGAAGTGGAGCGTCCCCGGAAATCGACTGCCGCCCGGTTGCCGCCCCGAGCATGTTCGTACTCGAATGGATACGGCCTTCATCGTCCGCGTTGTCCATGGTCTTATCCAGGTAGTCACGCAAGATGTGCGTGACCTCTTTGTTGACCACGAAATCACGTGCGATATCCACACTGGTGAGAAGCGACAGATTGTCTTTCGCGCCGGACGGCTTGCCGGTCTTGGGGGTACGCGGGTAGCCGTCCGGGAGTAGTCCGCGCTCGTCCAGATAAGAAGTGAGATCACCGGTGTTGCCCGGACGGATGTCCAGGGCTTCCAACCGTTGTTCGATCTCTCGTTGTTCTGCCGCCGTGGCGTCCCTGTACTTGTCCAGGTATTCGGGATCTACCAGGAACCCCCGGCATGTACGCCTGAGGTGCTGCCGGTTGATGATCTGCTCTCGGTCCACGAGTTCCAGCGCTTCCGAGCCCGTGACGCCGTACCGCGTGAAGGGGTGTCCCTCAGTGAGTCGCCGGAAGGCGGCTTCCTTCACCGGAGTGACGAGCCGGTGGGTAAGGATCGTGTCCGTCGCTCCCATGATCCGGTACGCCGGTGAGTTGAGATCGAAATCCTGATACCACACCGTCTTACTGATCCCGAGAGCCTTCAGCATTGCCGGTAGGGGATCACTGATCGCGATACCGAGATGCTTTGCCGCCGCATTCGTCAGCGTCTTACGGGTCTTCTCATCCGGTTCCGCAAGCCGTGCCCAAATGAGAGTATCGATCACTCGCCAAATCGTGTCGAGATCGAACAGCCCGATGATGGACAGAATAGGGACATCGAATGGGGAGTTATGGAATGCAATCTTCCGGTCTCCCTCATTCAGGATGCGCTTAACGGCGTGATACTGCGCTTCCTCTCGGGGGTCGAAAATCCAGGCTCGGTCAGAGTCCCCGATGATGACGGCTTTGACGTCGTATCGCTTGCGTCCATCCTTACCGGCTGTCTCTATGTCACATGCGATCATGCCAGGAATACGCATGATTTCGGGGACGTCTTCCAGTACGGCATCCCGTCCGATAGTGAAGGTTGCCCCCTGGAAGCCGCTGAGAGGGAACGTGCCGGACTCCGCGACACGCGCCGGTGGTCTGACGAGCCTCAGCATGCCGTCTCCTCAGGGGACGCCACAGCGGCGAACGCGTCCATGGGGATGCTCAGGCGGTTGACGATCAGGATGAGACGAGCCGGACCCGGCATACAGCGTCCTTGTTCATACTCCCTAATCATGCTGAGAGGGATGCCTAGTTCCTTGCCTAGATCACGCTGCGTAATATTTGCCATGATCCGATACCCCTTGAAGATCCTCCCTTCCCTCTCGTGCGGACGATCATCCGTTACCGTATCCATCTGCGTATATACCTCTCTGGTCCGGGGGCTTCCCCCACCTGGTGAGGGTTCAGACCGTACCCCATCGCTCGGACCTATGCTAGCCTGTCCATGACAGTGAGTCACCCCACCGGGGAGACCGAGCCGGACGGGAGGAAGATCACGTGACCGAGATGGACGAACTTCCGGGCATGTGGGACGTGTCCGATCTCAGCGGGGGATGGGCTGACAGCCACCCCGGTATCAGAATGGGACCCCAGGAATACAGGGGTGTTCCGGTGCCGGAGACGCTCCGGCCTAACTGGTTTGATAATCGCGTGGAAGTTTCGTGGTGGAAAGCCGGTGTGGATTCGGCGAAGAACAATGGCAGCCGTACGGTTTACGACGTGGCATCTCGTGCCCGTTCTGAGAAGCGTAAGCGGGCATGTCTCGGGAAGTACGCATGGGACGATCCGTTTGATGCGCTCCGTGAGATGTTCGCGCTTCCGTACCGGATGCCGAACATGACGGATTATGATCTAGGGCTCTACCGGTGCGAGTTCTGCGATTACTGGCACTTGGGTAAGATGATCCGGATGTGGTACAACCTGGAACCGAGCCCGATACCTGAACAGGTTCAGGGACAGATCATGATCAAGTATCCGGAACTGAAGGATCACAATCCAGCCGGACACCGGAACCGACGTCGCGACGGGAACCAGTATGAGTAATACCAGTCTGGAAACAACGTACGGAACCGCGTACGGGGAACTAGATCTCACATCTTCTGGTCTCGTCCAGGACGACCCCCGAGAGGCTCTCAGTCCACGTCCCTATCAGAACGAATGCATCCGGGCATGCCTGGACGCTGCAAGCAACGGGAAACGCCGGTTCGCGGTAGTGCTCCCAACCGGCTCGGGAAAGACCGTAATCTTCAGTCACCTTTCCCGGCACTGGAACGACTACGGATTTCCAGGACGAATAATGATCCTGGTTCACCGTGACGAACTAGTACGCCAAACCGTGGACAAGCTGACACAGATTGCGCCACATCTGAACGTAGGAGTTGTCCAGGCAGATCAAGACGAGCACGAGAACGCACATGTGATCGTTGCGTCCGTCCAAACCGTTCGGAAGCTGTACCGGCTGGACAACGTCACGGAGTCCGGCCGGATCGGGCTCGTGATCGTGGATGAAGCGCACCACGCGGCGGCAGAGTCCTATGTAACCGTCCTGAACGCTCTCGGGTGCTTCAATCCAGATGCCGACACGATCGCTATCGGATTCACGGCCACCCTTGCCCGATCCGATATGAAGGCTCTCGGGGACATCTGGGAATCGGTAGAATTCCAGCGTGACATTCTGGACATGATTCCGAAGTACCTGACGGACGTGTCCGGCAAGATGGTAACCGTAGATGGATTCTCGCTCTCTCAGGTGGCCATGAGGGGCGGCGATTATTCGGTGGGATCTCTGTCCGACGCGCTTCTGTCGGCAGACGCACCGGACTTCATCGCGGACGCGTACATGGAGCACGCTGCCGACCGGAAGGGGATCGTCTTCACCCCGTCCGTAGCCACGGCTGAAGCCTTCACAGACGCTCTCTCCCGCCGTGGGCTGGAAGCCCGGATGGTATGGGGTGCGATGGACAAGGAAGCCCGGAGAGACGTCCTCAGGGACGCGCACGCCGGACGTGTTCAGGTGCTCGTCAACTGTATGGTTCTCACTGAGGGTTTCGATTGGCCTGCCGCTGAAGTAGCAGTGATCGCGCGACCCACCACGAGTTCCGCTCTGTACGTCCAAATGGTGGGGCGTATTCTGCGCAAGTATCCAGGCAAAGAAAAGGCTCTCGTCCTGGATATCGTCGGAGCCACACAAGAGCACCGGCTAGCGACTCTCGCTGATCTGACGAGTAACCGTATCCAGATAATGCAAGAGGGGGAATCGCTGACGGAAGCGGTTGCCCGCGAACGTAAGGCAGGCAACCCGGCACTACGGGATTACATCGTCACATATCAGGACGTGGATCTATTCCAGCGGTCCGGCGCGGTATGGCTCCAAACCTATGAAGGCATATGGTTTGTGAGCACCCGAGACGATGTGTATTTCATCTGGCCTGGAACCGAGCCCGATAAGTATCACGTCGGTGTCAAGGCTCTGAAGAAATACGATGAATCAGGACAGAGACGTGATCCGGGGGGATGGCGGCATAAGAACGTTGATCTCGAAACGGCCATGGAATGGGCTGAACAGGAAGCCACGGCGGCGGACCCCATGACCGCACGCCGTAGGGCATCGTGGCGCATCGGCCGTAGGCCACCATCGGAAGGGCAAGTGAACTACGCGCGTCGGCTCGGACTGGACATGCCCGAGAACGTGACCAAGCGCGAACTCTCGGACATGATCGATGTGAAGGTGACTTCCAGGCTTCTAGACAAGCCCCTGAAGGGAAGGCGCAACCGGCGATGAATTCACGCGAAGAACGTCTAGCCCACGAACGGCTAGAATGGGACCGAGTACGAGAGGATGAATGGAGAGCCATGCAAGGGGAACGAGACCCGTTCAGCACTCCCGGTGATATCCGGGAATTCGGGGAACCTGGTCCGTACGTGGAAGCCGACTTCATTTCACCGTGCGTTCACGGTGACGTGATCTGGAAGGGGGACACCATCCGGGCAGACGGTACCGGTGAATGGGAGCATCAAGAATGCGCTCAGGAAGGCGGACCGATGTTCCTGGAACGCGGGGATATCACGGAATACGATGAAGACGATTGCACTCCGGAATGGACTATCTGATGACGGTTACCGATAACCCATTCTCCGAGCCGGACACTGATTCCGGCTGGACGGGTCCAGTCCGCACCGGGCACGCGGGACGGTACGAACTCCCCGATCCCGTTACGGGCAATACAAAGCTATGGACTCGGGTAAGCACCATCGCAAAAGTCCTTCAGGACTCATACCATCTGGACAGGTGGCATCTGCGCACGGTCGCTAAAGGGATGGGTATACGTCCCGATCTCGTGGCACTTGCCGCGAACCTGGATATCCGGGAAGACCGTGACGAGCTTCAGGAGATCGCAGACAAGGCACATGAGGCAGCCGGGGGAAACGTCGGGGCGAACATGGGGACGGCTCTCCATGCATATGCGGAGCGCGTAGACCGTGGTGAGGATCTCAGCGCTGAGGGCATGCATGCGAACACCCGCCGTGCCCTTGATCGTTACCAGAAAACTATGCGGGAATACGGTCTCGAAACCAGACCTGATCTCATGGAACGAGTCATTCTCAATTACGAGTACGGAATCGTGGGACGGCTAGACCGTATCCTTAACGATCCCGTGTTCTGGAAACTCCCCCGGATCGGGGATCTCAAGACCGGTTCCACGATGGATTTCGGTGGTCTAGAGATTGCCATGCAATTGGCTCTCTATGCCCACGGGGATTACATCTGGAATGAGGAGACGGGAAAGTGGGACGATTTCCCGGAAATGGATCAGGAAAAAGCAATCGTAATGCATCTTCCCTCCAAAGGTGGGGAATGTGAAATTTACGATGTGGACATTGACGGGGGTTGGAAGTGTGTTAGACTCGCGATGAACGTCAGGAAGGCGCGAAAGATCGGAAAGGGGTTCATGCAACCGCGCCGGAATGACCGCGAATGGCGTATACGCATCCTGGAAGCAAAGAGCGCGGAAGATCTCTCGGCTGTCTGGCGAGACGCTCAGGCTGAAAGGAAGTGGACCAAAAGCCTTCAGGCTTACGGGCTGGAAAGGCTCCGTGAGATCAAGGGAGAGAACGCGTGACGAATGATGACATGCGATCGGTTCCGAATTCCGGGGAAATCTGGGAGTTCAGTAACGGGATCATCGCAACCATCATGGGAGCCGGGCGAGACGGTGTGACTGATCTCGATCAGGTGGACCCCACGGACTACAAGACCGCATTCAAGTTCAACGCGGTCAACGATCCGATGCCCGTTCGGCGCGTCAACATCTGACCCCATCATCATCATCATCATCATCATCATCACCGGCAACAAACCGAGCAAGAGACCGAGCACAGAAAGAGGAAAAGAAAGTGGCAGACACCACGAGCAAGGCAGCCGCGAACATCGATGACGACCCGTTCAGCGCTCCGGGTACGTCTGAGTTCGTGGACTGGAAAGACATCAACGGCGAACTTCTGGTCATCGAAGTGGAAGAGTTCGTGAAGGGGGTCCCCACCGTGCACGGGGACAACGATGCCATTCGGGCAGACCTTCACGTCCTTACCGGCGAACTGGCCGGTGAGACGTACGAGGGAACTCTCATCTTCGGACGCTCCATGATCCCCCAGCTTCGCAAGCGTGAAGGGGAAATGGTGCTCGCTCGTCTCGGTCAGGGTGCCAAGCAAAAGGGCAAGAACGCTCCGTGGCAACTGATCAAGGACATCAGCCCGGAAGACAAGGCACTCGGACTCAAGTGGTACAAGAGCCGGAAGGCTGCCGACCCGTTCAGTGAGGCTGACGACTCGGACGAGTGATCACCGGTCCACCGGCTACCGAGAGCCCACGGGGTACGCTGCCCGTGGGCTCTCTGCTGTGAGGAGTGATCCGAAATGGGAGCGCATTCAGGGAATAGAAAGTGGCTCGGATTGTGGGTACGCCACTCCGGCCGCCATTCAGATTCCCCCATCCTGGAATCTGAGTATCCCGACCCGACCGAGCATGAACCCAAATACCTAGCGCGTCATGCCGACCGAATCCATATCGATCCCGTTACCGAGATCCTTCCGGAGCACAGACACCGGCGCTCTCGTGTATGGGGATCGATAGCACTGATTGCCGCTGTGGCTACCGCGCTCGTCTCCGCGTACCTGATCCGGGTTATTACCAATCCAGGTACATCCCCGAGCCTTGCCGACCGAGCACCGGCCGCCGTGTCCCCGAGCCCCCATGACGCGCCGTCAGACGTGCCCGTGGACGGCGCTGAGCGGACGCCTGAGCCCACAGCGGCAGCGACCGAGCCCGTGACCACCCCGAGCGCTCCGCAGACACCGGCAGGCACGCACACGGTCACGGTGTCCCCCTCAGGTCCGGCACCGGTACCGGTCCGGCCGGAGCCTGCCCCGACCGTGACGACTACCCGGACGGTTACACAACCGGCCGCCGCTGAGCCCCAACCCACGGTTACCGTCACGCGAACCGTGAGAGCCACGGAGACGCGATATCTCCCCCGACCTAGGGTCACGGTAACCATCACGGTTCCCGTGCCGTCTCTGTTGCCCTGAGAGCCGTACAGACACCATCGCGGGAAAGGACACCACGAATGAGCAAGGGTGCACGAGTCCGAGCCGGACGCACGAGAGCCGGAACCATGGAGCACCGGGCAGCCGTCCGGCAGGCATACCAGGATGAGCGATCACAAGCGCCGTCCGTGTGGCTTGCCCGACTGCTGAAGTTCGGAGAGAACCGGCATGAGCGCCGGAAGGAAGCCGCACGAGCACGGCGGCAGCACAAGCACTGATCCACAACGCAAAGAGCCCCCGACCGGTCCACGGTCGGGGGCTCTCTGTATTCGTCTCAGTAGTGGATGATCAGCCTTGATCTCAGTGTCCGGTCACCGGTTGACGCGCTCCATGAGCACCTTGTGCGCCTTGTGCTTGGGCTCGTCTAGGGTCTCTTCCATGATGCCCTGAGCGAGTGCCCCGAGCCGGTTCCCCTTCAGGACACCACGCGGCCGGAGACTCTGGAAGTGGTCCACGTACCCCGTGACCGCGCGCTCAGCGGCGTAGGCGTTACTGCCGACTCGGTCACGCTCCATCCGGAAGACGTCGCGCACCTTGTCACGTCGATCGGTGTCCAGGGTGACCGCGCGCTTGCTCGCCTCATTGGCGTCCGGCTTCTCACCCCAGACCAGATCACACAGCGCGTCAATCTCGTTGTCATGGAACGGGTCCGCCACGAGCGCCATTTCCTCTTCCTGCCACGCGTGGTAATACTGCGTGGTCAGACCGAGAGTCTTGCTCGCCTGAGCGAGCTTGTCTTTCGCGCTCTTTGTGTGCCGGATCGTCCACTTGTGCTTCGCGTCCCGCATGGCGAACCGTTCGGTGTTCGCGCACTCGATACGCCACGGGGTGGCTATTGCCGTGATGGGGCTTGAACCATCGTGGCTGTTCAGAATCGCCACGAACTGACGGATGTGATCCGCGAACCCGTTGGGGTCCACGATCATTTCATTCGGAAGTTCCGCCGTGATGAACACGCGCCGTCCCTCTCGGAACGAACCGGCGGACACCGGCCGGAACTCGTACCCGTGGAAGAGACCTTCCAGGAACTCGAATCCCTCTCGGTTCGTCAACGGGTGGTAGATCTTGCCGACTGCCCCGAGAACCGTGCCGAGATCATCGCGCCGCGTGTGGAACAAGTCCGGTCCCGCTTCCTCGAACTCCCCCGTGACGGGGTTGATGCCGCCCTGAGGAGTCTTGATCACTCCCCAGTCAAGCCCGGACGCTTTGAGTACGGCGTCCACGCTCGTCAGGGGCTTCGTGAAGTGGGTCCCGAGCGAATGCCACGCCGGTTCACCGGCGACGTACAGCGCCGTCCGGCCGTCCGCCGTGGTGTCCAGTCCGTGAGCGCCGGTGATCGCGTTCTTGATCTCGTTCTCGTCCAGCGTCGGGAGATCGGTCCGGAGCCGGAGAGTCTCACCGGCGTCCCATCCCGTGTTCACCCGGTAGAGTCCGTTCCCGAGATCGGTCATGGCACCGGACGCGACATCCGACGCCACCTTTTCGCGCAGCTTCTCAGCGCGGTCACGCGCGTTCTTCGCGCCGTCCAGTGCTGACGTGATCTGGTCCATCTTGCTCTGACGGAATTCCGCGTTCACGTCGCGCTGATCGGTGTTTGCCATGATCCCATCCTTCTTTCGTGCGACTGACTAGGACTCGTCAGCACGGCTGTTAGCCGTGGACCCCCTTTCAGGGGTTTCGTCCTCACGCGCCGGAGCGCGGTAGATCAGTAGGTCAGGGAACCGGTCGTGACCACGTTGCCGTGCTCGTCCGTGACCGGCATCTTGTCCGCGTTCAGGGACACCTTGCCGACACCCTCCTTCAGCGCGTCGCGCTCGGTCTCGCTAAGCGCCTTCCACTCGGTACGGAACTCCGTGGCCTTCATGCCGAAGTAGCGCATGACGTCCGTCATCGTGCCGCCGGTGCCGTTGCTCGTACCCGCCATTTTCAGACTCCCATTCGATCTTCTGACCAGGACTCGTCAGCACGGTTCCGAACCGTGGACACCCGGAGCCGGTTCCCTTACTAGTCCCGATTGCTCGGGGGCTTCAGGTACTTGCACGCTTACTAGTCGCTCGGGGAACCATCCCCCGATTGGGCTTAGGCGTTCATCCGGGTGTTTCGTCCTCTTGGGATCTTGGCTGATCATCCACTATTGAGTTCATCAAACCGGGCTTGTCTGTTTCACGGGCGGGGGACGCGCCTTTCGGCCTTTCCTTGTCCGCCGGTGCTCCGGTTCGTTGTGCTGTTGTCTTGCTGGTACCCAGCTTAGTACAAGATGACCCGGTGTCAAGCACCTTCTTAAAGAATCTTGAAACCGGGTCATCTTGCCTGCTCAGCGGCCGGATACCTCTTGTGATCGGGCAGCGTTCAGGGTGGCGCACACGGACAGTGCCACGTTCTCATCCACGTAGACCGTTACGTTTTTGAGACCTCCCTTGATACCGCGCCGGTTCAGCGCGTACAGCGTGCCCGCCTTGCTCGGACGGGGTTGAACCTCGTATTGGATGCCGCTCACTTGCCCGCACGCACCCTGTCCGAGTGCCGCCGGAAGCCTGCCGCCCGAGCCGCCTTCCGGCGTCGCTCCGGAGCCGTCAGCGCGTCCCGTGCCTCAGCCTGAAGCCGACGTGCGGCGCGGCGGGCACGCTGGACCCCCTTGTTCAGGTAGGACGTCCGGCCGTTGCTCAGGGTCCGGGTGACGGCACCGGGGTTGACGGGCTGAGCACCGTTCCACCGGTAGGTCTCGTTCTCGGTCGCCATGATCGATCCCTTCATACGATCGTCTGACTAGGACTCGTCAGCGACGCTCTTAGCGCCGGACCCCCTTTCTGTCGGGGGTTTCGTCCTCACTCAGTCGTCATCGAAACCCATGAGGCTCAGCAGGAAGTCAAACCCTCCCGCCATTGCCCAACATGCGATCTCGATACAGATCATGAAGACCATGAACGCGGCATCTAGTGCCAGCACGGCGAGATCGATCACGAAGTACACGAAGATCCATGCTCCATCGTCCACTTCGCTCGTGTCGAGACCCTTCATGATCCCGCCTTCAGGTTCTTCTGTCCCGCCGTGGGAACGGCCTTCAGTTCCCCACCGGAAAAACGGGGGCTGAAGTCGTTCCAGGTGCCGACCGGTACGAATGGACGGGGGTCCGTCTTGAAGCGCGGAATGTAGAGCATGGGCCATGCCCCGTCTTCCCGACCCTTGAACCGTGGTCCCCACGTGCACACGATCTCGTACCCGTCCAGGTACTTTTCCACCATCTCAGACGTGTGACTCATGATCCCTTTCCCTCTCAGGACTCGTCAGCACGGCTCTTAGCCGTGGACGCGCCGGAGCGCGTTTCGTCCTCACACATGCTTCCCGGTGCGCGTCTCGTGAAGTGCATCGTTCAGGTTCCGGATCGTGTCCATGATCCGAGCCCGGACGTGATCCGAGATCTCGTGATCGTGGTCCATCTCCAATGTCACTTCAAGCTTGATGATCGCGTACGAGACTGCCGCTGAAAGCGTTCCGGCGTCTCCCGCGTGATCGTGCTTCACGGGTGGCTTACGCTTGCGCAGCGAGACCAGCATTTCAGATGCCATGTCCTGATCCCTTTCCTTAGGACTCATCAGCACGGCTCTTAGCCGTGGACGGGGGTTGCCCCCGTTTCGTCCTCACTTGCGGAACCAGGAATTCCACCGGTGGTCCGGGTATTGCCTGTTCCACATCTTGTGTCCGATCACCATACCGAGCAAAACGGCACCGATCGGAATCCCGATGATCAGAACGAGTGCTAGTGCGAGTTCCATCGTTGAACCTCTCAGACAGCCGTTGAACCTCTCAGACAGCCGGAGCCGTCATCATCGTCAGCTTGTGGTCTCGGATGCATGCCGACCGACCGTAGCGCGTTACGCGCACGCTCAGCGCCGTACAGAAGGCACTCACGTTCTCGTACCGCTTCACTCGGAGCCCACGGCGCGACTCCCCAGCCGTCAGCTTAGGGGCACCCTTCCGGTTCTTGATCTCGCACCGGTAGAACGTCGTGATCTCTCGCGTACCGTTCCGCTTGACCTTGACCGTTGCGACTTCCGAGAGGATACGGACCGTGAAACCGAGTTCCTCTCTGATCTCCCGCCGGAGTGCCTTCCGGGGGTTCTCGTCCGGCTTCCGGCTGCCGCCTGGAAGCTGTAGGACGTGATGATCGTTGGCTCGGATCGCGTAAACGCGTCCCTTCTCATCCGTGACCAGCGCGCGAACCTTGAACACCGTCTTACATGCCATGATCCGTGATCCCTTT